GTTCGGACGCTTACTTACTGGGCTTGCCAAGTTTGCCACGTCGCAACTGTTGGCAATCACAACACCCGACCCCGAGCAGCGAACGCGCCCGATTTGGGGCTACTGGCAGGCTTGCGAGGCTGCAATCGCTGACGGAACGCCCTATCCGGCAGGGTGGTGGCCCATGATTTACGGGCTAGATGCCGAGGATTCGGCCTCAGATCCTGCTGTTTGGGCGAAGGCGCACCCCGGTTTGGGGGTCATTGTTGACCCAACGCAGTTGCAATTGGCTGCGCAAACGATGCTCAACACGGGCGATCCCGTGCAGATTGCCGAGTTTGAGACGCAGTTGGCGTGCAGATATCACACGATTGCGACGTCCGATGTTGATACTGCAATCCTTGAGCGGCAGTTTGAGGAGGTTGACTGGACGCGACTGCGCGGACAGCCGGCGGTGATTGCGATTGACCTGAGCCGCGGTGGCTACGGGCCGCAGCTTGACCTGACCGCCATGACCTTGATGGTCGTCGATGGCAAGATGATCCGAGGCCGCAACGTGTGCTGGTGGGCGGGCGTGGACATAGCACTCGACGAGAAGAAATGCAAGAACCCATTGCAGCAGTGGATTCAAGCAGGGCACTTGCGGCGTATGCCTGGTGAATGGCAGGACATGACCGTTGTCGAGGCAGAATTGGAGAACATGATCGCCACTTACGACGTCCGCAAGATCGGAGTCGACCCACATCCGGCACAAGCACGTGACATTAAGCGCTGGATTGACCGCGGATGGCCCATCGTGACAGTCGATCAGTCGATCCGCACAATGGCACCAGCCTGGAAATGTTGGGCAGATCTGCTGAAATCCCGTCAATTGACCTACAACAACGACCCCGTTTTGGTGTCGGGACTTAATCAAATCACCTTGATTTCAGACAATGTTGGCAACATCCGGCCGGTAAAGGGACGCGGCGGCAAGGGCAACATGGACGTCATCGTGTCCGGCAACATGGCGGCGCTCCTGATGGAGCATCACCAGGTGCGCGAGTCAACCGGACTTAGCACCAGCGCTTGCCCGATTGGTTGATTTCACGCAATTTCACGCAACTTCACGCAAGCGGTACGCAAGCGGTACGCACTGTGAAAAGGTGTGAAATAGTGTGAAACTCTGTGACGCGCTGTATTTAGATGCAAGGTTTGAAATAATCACTTGACAACGCGAGGCACATTTGTTCCATGCTCTGAGTGAGCATCTTCGCACGATTCTTTGGTTTCAAAAGCGGCGTAGTTGTCTACGCACGTCCGGAACCACTGGCAACGCCAGCACCACAGCATTTACCCGCTGTCGTTCGTGCAATGAACCTTATCAGCACCGACTTGGCGCGGCTTCCGTTTTCGATCATTGACTCACAGGGCCAAGTGGTCGACTCACCTATCACGCAATTGATGACGCGGGAAGCCTCGCGCTGGCAGTCGGGCTACGAGTTTCGGCGCTACATGACCACGTGCGCCCTCGATTCGGGCAACGGTTTGGCACTCATTCGCCGTGATTCATCGGGCACAGTCGCTGAATTGCAACCACTTCCGAGCGGAACATCGACCGTCGAGCTCACAGAAGAGGGCGTGCAGTACCGGCTTGGCGGCAATCTCTTGAAGGCAGACCAGGTGTTGCACCTTGGCTGCTATCCGGATCCGCTCTCACCGAGTTGGTATATGTCGCCGATGGAGTCTTGCCGGTTCGCCATGGAACTGGCGGCAGACCAGGACGCTGCCCACAAGAGCTTGATCCGCACCGGTAGCACTGGCAAGGTTTCGATCTCTCACCCTGGCGCGATGTCCGATCAGACGGTGCAAGCCATCCGCGACGCTTGGCAAACTATGCACGCAACCGCGGAAGGCGCGTCGCGCCCGCTGATCCTGCGCGAAGGCATGAAGGCTGAGCGCATCAGCGCCGAATCAACCACAACTAGCATTGAGTCGCGCCGGTTCTCGATTCAAGAAATTGCCCGCGCATTCGGCGTACCACCTGAAATGCTTTACCAGCAGGGTGGTGGTGCGCTGTCCTCGCAATCCGAAACAGCACGCGCCTACGTTGACGGCGCACTCGCCCAATGGGTAACCGCGTGGGAGTCGGAGATCACGCGCAAACTCTGCGGGCCCGGCGAACACGCAAGGCTCGATACCGACGTCTTGCTTCGCGGCAATATGCGCGACGCCGGCATGGCGCTGTCGAAACTCGTACTCGCCGGGATCCTCTCACCGAACGACGGTCGGAAGCGCATGGGCTTGCCTCCGATTGCCGGCGATCAATTCGACATCCCAAGTGTGTCCATGCCAGGCGGAATGAGCGCCATGCAAGGTGACGGCGCTACCGAGAACATCGATGGAGGTGAAGACATTGCTTGAAATCCGTACCGCCAAGATCAGTATGCAAGGCGACAAGATTGGAGGCTACGCCAGCGTGTACGACGCTCCGAGCCATCCGCTGACCGTGCGCGGCATCAACGGTGGCAAGCCATTCACCGAGAAGGTAGCCCGCGGCGCGTTCGACAATTCGCTCCGCTCCAACATCTCGCTGCTTGTCGGTCACGATTCGCGCGACCTCTTGGCAAATACCAAGAGCGGACTGCTCCAGCTGAACAGCGACGCGCACGGTCTTGCGTTCGAAGTAACGCTCCCCGACACGCAGCGAGCAAAAGATATCCGAGCACTCGTGGACGCCAACGTCCTCAGCGAGATGTCGTTTGGATTCAACGTCATTGCCGACTCGTGGAGCGGCAGCACACGCACACTCACCCAGGTGAGGCTGTTAGAGGTCTCAATAGTGGAAAACGGCGCTTATCCGCAGACAAGCGCCGAAGCCCGCAACATTCAATCGGGCTTAGCCCGTCTTCGTCTGCGTCTAAGGATGCCGCTATGAAACTGTCCGAACTCTTTGAAAGCCGTAAGGCGCTCACCACTGAGCGCGATTCCATTCTCGCACAAGATTCCCTGACCGTTGAGATTGAAGCTCGCGGCCATGAAGTCGCAAACGAACTCGCAACTGTTGAAGCTGAGATCCGTTCCGCGCAAATGCGCGAGCGTTTCGCCTCGTCAAGCGCTGTCGAGATTATCGCCAAGCGCGATATGGAACTGGGCCGCGAAGAGCGCGATACCAAGAAGTACCGCGAACAGTTTGCGGGTTGGTTGAAGGGTGGCGCTGCACCTGAAGTGCGTGCACTCTCGACCGCAACCACTCCAACAACCGCTGCTGGCACGATCATGGTGCCTGCTGTCTACGAGACAGAGATTCTCAAATTCCTGGCGGCCAACAGCACGATGATTAACTTGTCGGACTACAAGTCCGGCGTCACTGGCTACCCATCGCTCCGCTACAACACGCAGACCAGCGCAAACTACGGTGCAACTCTTGCAACTAGTGGCACTGGTTCGTGGATTGCTGAAGGTGGAACGGCCGTCACCAACGACATGGCACTGGCTGAAGTGCTGTTGCCCCCGAAGTTGTGCTCACCAACTACCCAAGTTTCGCAGACGTTGTTGCGTCAGGCCAACTTTGACGTCGAAGCCGAAGTGATGATGGATCTTCAGTCAAAGTTGAGCAAGAACCTTGAATTTGGGTTTATTGGAGGCACGGGCAGCAACATGCCAACCGGCATCTTTGATCCTGCGTCAACGACTTGCCAAGTTCGCACCGGTGCAACCGTTGGAGCAGGTAACACGCGAGCATTGAAGGTGACTGCTGCAACTTCATCAGCTAGCGTCATTCTTGCCAACCTCACGGAAATGCGTTACACGAAGTTGCCAGCGGCATACTGGAACAGTCCATCCTGCGCATGGATCATCCCGCAAGACGTCTACGCAGCGATCGCTGGTACTACCGTCAATAGCGTTCCGCTGTTTGTCCCATCGGCAGATGCTGGAATTACTGGCGCCGCGCCGTTCACGCTCATGGGTCTGCCGGTTTACGTAACCCAGTACATTCCCGTGAACACGACCGCCACGACCCTGAACACTGTCATGGCAGTTGTTGGAGATATTCGAGAAAGTTATGCGATTCGTCAGTGGGCGGGAATCGGCATGATCCGGGATGACATTACCCTAGCCACCACTGGCCAGGTGAAGTACACGGCGCTTGCGTTTGCCAACGCCAACGTCACCCGCGGCGACGCGCTTGTCC